TATACACATCACTCCAAGTTGGATTTACAACGCTTAAGATGTTATACAACAGAGGTAAATCTTTCCTTACCTGAGATAACCCTAAAGTGTTGTATGTAAGACCAGATTCCTTAGAAATTCGATTTCTAATTTTGTATTGAACTTCTTGATTTGAAGATACGTTGGTATATACTTTATAGGTAAAATCTTGCGAAGATTCTATTGAGCCACGAATTGTATAAATTAAACCAGAGTTAACTGTTTCAATACTTCTGATATACCAAGAAATATTTGTTGTCTTATCTAAAATACCCCGAATTTTATACTCAATAGTCATCCCGCTAATAACTTGATTAGAGGATAATACATTATAGTTTAAAGTTAGCTCTTTAGATGTTAGAGTTCTAATTTTAAAACTTTGCATCAATTCAGACACAACCACTGAGCGTAGGTTATATTCAAGAATTGAATTTCCAGTTACTAAAGACCGTATGTTATATTCTAAAGTGTTGGTACTTGACACAACTCCAAGAATGTTAAAATAAGAGTCTAAGGATTTAGATATGAAGCCCTTAACATTGAAACTTAGGTTTGTACTAGAACTCAAAAGATTTCTAGTGATAAACTCAACAACCAAGGAATTTTGCAGTTCTGATCTGACAAAATACTCTGGTGAGACAGATTTGACAACATTTCCTTTAGTATTGAACGTAAGTTCAAGTGTTTTCTGTAACGAAGAAACCCCACCAGATGCCTCTTCATAAGGGAATCCGAAGGGGTTAATACCGAAAGGAGTTAACCCAAAACTCATATTAAACCTCCGGCCATCCGGTTGTCAGATCATAAGAGTTAATGTCTTCAAAGTTAGTAAGCTTAGACAAAGCATCTCGGTGTTTGCCGTCTATACCGCCAATTGCAGCTTCTAATGCAGCAAACTTTGAACTATTGCCACCAACTTTAGTTACTAAATCCGATACAGATATTCCACGAGCATGAGCCTCGGCGGATAGCATTGGGGTGCTAGCTGTTGGGTCTAACATGAAAGCTCTGGCTTCAGCTAACTTAATAGGCCAACCTGCCATCTCTCCAGAGCTAATACCTTCCACAGCTTTATCTCTCAAAGATTTAGCAATACGCAGTGACTCGGTTTGTCGGTAAGCAATAGCATCTGACAACTTATAGTTATCAATTAACGATTGAACCTCCAGCGGAAAGTCCGCATACCACTGTCCGTTGATTTGTTCAAGGTTATAACCACTCTTTCTTACGAGTTCATGCAGACCCCAGCCTTTTTCGATGTAATTTACAATGTTCATGTTGTGAATAGAATGTTAGGAATAGTGGAGGCTGCTATGGCAGCGGTGAAAATGTCGGTAGACAAATCAGCAGGGATTGGTCCTGCAAGTGATTCATAAAGCATCGTCCACGGATTTATACCATCAGAGCTGATACCCATCATAGGGACTACAGCTTGGTACGCAATACCTCGGATAGTCGGTGAGCCTGTGCATGTGATAAGCGCCCAATACAGGTGACCTGTTCGCAGGCGCGGCACATAGTTCACCGTGTCGCTCTTGATCCCACTCGTGCTGGTGTCGATCTGCGCCTGGCCGAGCAGTCGGCCAGGACGGTAGCCGCCAGCAGATCGAGCGCTTTCTGCAATCCCAACATACGCGGTTCCTGCCGCCAGTGTTGTCACCACAACTGCAAGGCCTGTAAGGTCATCCGTGTAGGCCGGCGTGATGAAAGGCATGGCATAGAGCCGGTTGGCGACCATGGCGATGGTGCTGCCCGCGTTGTTTGTCGCCAAAAAAGGCGACAGGTACTGCGACATGAACGGCACGCTCAGCGTAGGTCGTGAAATAGCCGGAGCGTCACCATGCTCTGTTACGATCAACGTACTTGTACCAGTCAGGTTGATTGGTGATGCACCTGAACGGATGAATGATGTTCCGACAAGTGTTGAATCAATGTAGTTACGCATTAACGTATTACCAACCCCAAGTACACCAATACCCCACTCCTTATCCCCGTTTCCACTAATAAGGCAATAACTAACTAGATCCCCTACACCGAAAGCATCAGAAACTCTAACAAAATTTGAAACTGCATTTAATGTAATAACACCTGTTCCAGTTGTTATTGTTGTTTCTTTTATACCTACCTCAAGCATTATACACTCCTTAAGGGTTAACGTCGCCTTGAATACTCAGAGTCGCACTATCAGCAAAGGCACTTGCACCGGCAGTGACAGTTCTACGAAGCCAAATAGCAATGTGCTGACCTGCTGGAATTGTCTGCAAAGCAATACCTGTAGCAAAACTTGTAGGAGCAGAGAAGGTTACACCTGCGGGCGCTGTTGATTCATTAGCAACAGTTTGTTCTGTTCCATTAAGACCAGAAGTTCCTAATCCAATTTCAATTGTCGTAGAAGTTGATGGTGTATTAGCTGCCATCCAAATCCTTACAGGATCAATGTAAGATTCTGTCGCGTGAGCATTGTGTACGTAAACACATCTGTACTCGATCTTACCTGCAGCAGCTTCTGCTGAAGGCACATCATCAAATAGATTAGTGCCAGATTGAGTACTAGATTTAGCTCCACCAAGTGAAACTAGAGGGTCAGTGTTAGATGCACCGCCTGAAAGGCGGTATTGAATATCTGCTGTTGTAATAGGCATTTTTGATTCCTTAGATTATCTTGTTACTTCTGGTGATACATTAACAACCCCTTGAATAACCCTAATTGGGACTCCAGACAAGTTAGTTATCTCAAGATCATATACATATTTACTGTATATCAAATCAGAGTTGTGCGGTATCTTAATTTCAATAGTACTGTTGATTGTATTAATTACAAGAGTTCCACCTACAGTTGACAGTTCTAAAGCAACTGTAGGGCTATCATGAGTTTCCCTAATTTGCATTAGAGCACTATGAGATGTCAAATCGTAATTCGAACCACTTTCATTCAGTACTCTAATTGTTTTAGAAAAATAAGAACCTTTGTCAAAATTTAGATCAAGTTCTGTTGCCATATCAAGCCTTGTTATCTGAATTAGTTGATGAAGTGTCCCTTCCGAGAGGACTCTTTGATGTACCCTCTCCAGCGGTAGCCATTCCATCACCGGCTCTTGATGCGTTACCTGTTAGATTTTCCTTATCAACTTCTGAATCAGGGTCTTTAGGATCAACACCAGCAGCTTCACGAATGGAGTTAAGAACTTCACGATCAATCTCGACAAGACCAACTGAAGCAACACGTTGCCAGTATTTTGATAGAGTTTCAAGATCAGCAGCTTCCAGACCGTCAAAGTCAAACTTACCTGCTCTAGATGTATCCCAACCATTTAATTCATATGTTTGTTTTACAAGATCAGAATTCAGTACATCACAAATATTGTTAAGGATAACCTTAGCGGCAGCACCGGATAGACTATTCTTAATTTGACCGAGAGCAAAAGAACCAGTTGCTGTCTGACCCATAACTAAAACATCAGCGAATAAAGAGGTAAGAATCATATTCTTGTAGTACTCTTTAACTTTGACCGTATCCATACCTTTCTTACCATCCAAACTAAGAAGCTCAAGATCGAATAAAGGTTGTTTTGTTTCAGGGTCGAACATCTGAGGAAGCATCATTGCAGATTGTTCATTTAGTTGTAGATTACGCAGAGCATTTTCATAGTAAGTACGAATAGCCTTCATTTCAGGAGGTGCATCTGCTGCAAGATACTGCGGTGGAAGACGCAGGATAGGAAGACCTACAAGGTCTTTAGCTACGGCATTTGATTCGATTTCTTCAATGATTGTTAGGAATCTCCAAGCCATATAAGCATTACGAAGTGGAGACTTTCCATAAGGATTACCACGGTGCTTACCTGTACGGAAAAGGAGGAACTTACTGCGCGGCATTACTACACTTGTAGAAGCTCTCAGATCAAATCTCTTCCATCCATCTTGAATCTTTGTCAAGTCTTGTTTCACACCAATAATCTCATTTCCAGATGCATCAAAAATAAACTTTTCGATAGTATCTTGATTTCTAATAGCAATCTTTTTCCAAGAAATTAACCCGTCTGTATATTTAGAACCAGATTCTTTCAATCTACGACGATAAACTTTCTCATGTACAGAGAAACCAAACTGAAGACTTGACATTACATCTGAAACGAACTCGCCCCAAGGATGCTCCATGTCATGCATCATTTCTTCAACGATTTTACACTGACGCTTTTCTTCTTCCGTAGCATCTGGTAGAGGGACAAATTGCCACTTTACATTAGAAGCCAGATTCTCAAAAAGAGTCAACGCAGAGTTAATTGTTGGGTGATAACTCATTTGTTTGTAAGTGTCTAGGTTTCCGGGAAAGTTAAGTTCCCGTTTGATTTCTTCGTCACTTACTCCATATTGAATTTTAAGGCCAAGATTACCAATCTCACCTAATCTAAATCTTTCGATTTTATCTTCTGGATTTGCCATATCTGGCCTTTCTTTTAACTAAATGTTGGGAAAGCCCCTGAGCCTACAGATGTTTGAAGTAAGCCGGAAAAAGGACTGTTGATTGAATAGTCTGTGAGAGACATGTTCGGAATAACCAATTGTCTGTTCAAAAGAAGGAAACAGTCTGAGCAACCGTCAACTTGGTCGTCTTTCTTCTTCTTATCTCCATCGAAAATCTCAAGTTCATCGAAGAAATCTTTGTTCCAATCTGCCTTGACTACGTTCACGAAGCCAGCTTGTGCTACACTAGAAAATGGGGCAAACCGTGTCACCTTAGAGGTTACAGGCTTAGAAAGACGAACTGTAAAGCCCATCTCAGCTAGTCTACGCTGTAAGTCTTTAGCATATGCTCCAGCAGCAGCAGCAGGGTCTAGAGGGATTGAAATGATTACATCTTGACCGTCACGTACAGCAGTTTCAAAAATAAGCTTTTCAACTTCATGAACACGATCACGCATTCTCTGTACATCCTCTACCGTATAAACATTGTGCTTATCTTTAGAGATTAATACACCTGCTGTCCAGTCAGGATTAGGCATCTGTTCTGATGGTTTTGTAAAAGCCAAGTCCCATGCGCGAACTCTGGAGATAGCTCGACCGTTTGGATGATCGACCATTCCAACCCATTCTCGCTTGAATAAACCAGAAGCAGATGGTCGGGCAAACCATGAACCTAGTAACACAAAATCTTTTGTTATATACGTTACATATAACATAGTATAAATACTACTCTTAGTTTCCCAAGAGATGAGACTATATCTTGACCTTTCGGCCCTCACCGTTTCGGATCACTTGATCCTACTCCCTTGCAGGATAGTCGTTGAACCTTCCTCTTCTGAGGCTTGGCTGCTGATTGCCCAATATTTAGAATTGTCACCTTTCGGTATCTAAATCTCTAAGGGGTTTCCAGCAATTAGATGAGTTTTAGAACAACTGATATTAATCGTTCCATCTCTACTCTAGGTAGAGATTTTAATTGGGACAGGTACTGTGGGTTACTCTTAATTAAGATGGGATTATCGTAGATGTTACCGGGAACAAACTTAAACGAAAGAATACCTGAATCGTCACCTTTTCCGTAGACCTCTTCAAGTTCTTCTTTTGTGTCTGCCCACATGATCTTACCGCCTTCTACACGAACAAAATACCGATTAGGATAAACATCTTTACGAATTGGAATACCGCGTTGATCTAGAGCAAACTCAACCCAAGGGCGAATGAAAGATTCATAGCTTGGGTTTCCTGTGGCATAAATTTGTTTCTTATAATCTACACTAGTTGAACGCAGACGAGAGATCAAATAAACTACGTTGTCTTCGTCAAGTTGTTGGATTTCATCGAAACCAATATAAGTAAGTTCAGCACCTTGGAAGTTATATTTGTCAGCAGGTTTATCTAGGTAAGCAAACTTTAGAGTAGCGCCTGTACTGAATATCAATTCAAGCTCTCTTGATCTAATTCTCAAGCCTTTATCTACTTTTTTAAACAAATTGATAGCAGAGTCAAATAGACCACCGGGATTAGAAATCTGCTTTGTTGTCCTACGAAAGATAACGCCGCGTGTACGGGGGTGATGACAATATTTGAGGAATGAACCCAACAGGCAGTGTGATTTACCAGCACCAGCGGCACCACCATAGAATGTAAATTCGGCATCTGAGTTAAGGAATTGCTCCTGAGCTTTAGATGCTGGGGCAAAAACTATTTCACTCATTTTTAACGACCTCTTCAATTTTTGAGAGCATTTTTTGCATTATATCATGCGGATAACACTCTGTAAATCCATTTGTCATATATGACCTCATTTCTTTGTGGTTTAGGTTACAAGACTTGAATTGTTTATGCAGATATTTCTCCATTTCAATAGCTTTTGAGTATGTGGAAACTTGTTCACAAAATAAAACTGTTTTATTGGTATCTTTTTTCATCTTGTAATCTAAAATCCTTCGTTCTACTGAGGTTGTAACCCCAAGTTTCAGCCAAGAAAAACCATCAGCACTGAACCTTATTATATAAATATTCGAAGGTTTATTCCACCAATTAGAATGGGTTGTACAAGCCCATACTCCTCGCTTTACATTACCGACACGAAGACTTCTGGTGCAACCACAAGGGAGCTTGTAGAAGTATGCATTGTTTGATAAATCAGATTCATCTTTATACAAAAGCTCCAGGCCTTCACGAAAAGATTGTTGCTTTAATTCTTCTAATCTACAATCTTTACAAGATGGGACATTGCGATTTCCAATATGTTGATATTTTGTTTCAACAGTGTGACCGCAACTTGAGTACTTTAAAACAACTTTTGATTTTTTCTTTTCAACTAACTCTACACCACAAAATGACAGGTCATTTGTTAACTGATTCTCTTCACAAACTTTACACTTAAACTTACCAGTTCTAACTTGCTCTGGTAAAATGTTCTTTTCGTGACCACAAGCCCTGAACTTGTATCGCTTATAAGAAGAATCTGAATTGCAAATAAACTCCAAGTTGTTTTGCAATGCCTCTGCTTTAAATTTTAACTCCTGACATGTTTTACAAGAGTATTTACCAGCTTTAAAATGCTGTTTCTTAATTCTTTGTGTGTGTCCACAATCTAGAATATAATTTGAATACTGATAATCAGGTGTCATTCTATCTCTCCAATAGTCTCAATAAGAACATCAGGAAAAGGGTTGAGAAATCCCTCTTGTCGGTCGGCCAACCTATCCTGCGTCATAAATTATTCAGCAACCTCGTCGCTTCCGTTTACAACCTTTAGACTGAACAGGGGTGTTGATTGTTGCTGGATTTCCTCCGCACCATCTTCATCGTAATCTTTATCGTAAACTTGCTGCATTGTTTGCTTATATTGATCTAGAATGATCGTAGCAGCTTTCAGTTGGTTAGCGTGAGCAGCCTCTTTGTTTTTCATGATGTTCACAGCAGCCATAATCGCTTCTGCAACATGAGGCTTAAGCTTACGCAATAGATTCATGAACTCTCTTTCACGAAGCTCTCTGTTGCTAAACTTGGGCTTGATATAATCTTTACCGAAATTTGGATTACCTTTTGTATTGATTCTCGGATCAATCTCGCCTCCGAGTTCTTCTTTTGATTTAAACTTAGCCATAATGATCCTTAAAATACAAACTATTGGAACAATGCAAACACGAAAAGCCCTCTGGCTAAACCAGAAGGCAATAATTCTTGTTCATCCTTTACAGCGATGATCTTTCTGGACGCCTGTTAGATCGTAGCGACAATGATCCCAAGGTAGTTGGACTTTGGTATGAGCGTTCGGATTTGAACCGAAGTCTTCTGGATGGCAACCAGATGCACTAGG